CAATGGAGAATAAGATCACAGTCCTGAACGTGCTAAACAATCCGCACATATATTAAATAAGATTTATCGCATACTATGTCAAGCACAAAAGTTTTATACAAAAAAACCCGCTAGGGATAGCCTAACGGGTTTTTTAGTTTTGCACTTAATGAATAGGAGTACATTAAGTTTTTGTCATAGTGTCTCTCACAATTAAGTTGTACTAAATTAAATTAATATAGTCAATCCCATATATTAATATATTTATATTTTTTTAATTTTGCCCGCAGATCAGGGTCGGAACAGTTTTTGCAAAAGAATTTTATTGCGGTTCGACTATCGCCCATAAACAAGAGCTGTTCTTTGTAATAAAGATAGGACTTAGCGCTGTTGCCCGTGTCCAACACATAGTCATCACATTTATAAACTGTCATTTATTTTTGACTGCATTGTTTAGTGAGTTAATTACGTCATCGATGTTTGGTTCTTTGCCCCATGGGTTATAAACACATTTATATTGACGTGGGCACCACGATTCGATCATTAGCTCATAAGTTTGATTATTTCCTAAATATATACACGCCATCATACCTGTTCTGGATTTGATTCGTTTTTTTAATCTACAGGTGGTAAGTTTTTTTTTTTAATCTTACCTTGGTTCTTTAATTGTTGTTTTGTATAAGATTTTGGAACGTATTTGTAAGTGTCTGCTTTTGCTTCTTTGATCCAAATACTAGCAACTAATGATATAAAGCCCCCGATAATAGCAATTAGAAAAAACCAAGCAATAGCTTCGCCTATTTGCCTTCTCATTTGTTGTTGTTTATATATGGTTTGCTGTCTTTGTTTTCTTATCTGACCTTCCATCTGCAACAGTTCATCATAGGCCTGTGGGCCGTGGGTCATATTTAAAAACATTTTGAGTTCGTATCGTTGTTCTTCAAGTTTCTTTTTAGCAGCATAAGCAGAGAGAGCTGCTTCCTCAATAGATCCAGCCTTAAACAATTTGCCAAACAGGGGAGGATTTTTGGCTTGCTTTTCTGCATTATCTACATCCGAAACAGCTCCCATCCAACGTCCGATGTCCCCAGACATTTGTTCAATATCGCGACCGACCGCAAATCCTTGTTTAATAGCGGAAAAAGCTTTAGACGCGACTCCCATCGCGAGTGAAATAGTAACTGGGTCCATAAAAACATTATAACACGTTTTTAAAAAAAAATGAAAGTCAAGACTATTAAAACAAAAAATAATTTTATATGATGTTTAATTCAGAGGAGAAAATACATGACAAATTTACCAAACAGAAGACCGTGTGTTACCACGGACGTAGGAGAAGGTTTAGCTGTAACCGTCTCATTTCATCCAGAAACAAATACACCAATAGAAGTTTTTTTATCAGGAAGAGGTAAGAAAGCATCTGATGGACCTATGACGGATGCTTTATACAATATGGGCGTTGAAGCGTCTAAATTAATGCAAAATAAACATAATCAACCCGCAACGGAGTGATCTTTGGCTTTTCTCAAGGTCATTTCGGCGTCTACGAGCTCCTTTACTCTCTTTTGTTCCTCGGAAACATATTGAGAGTAGATGAACCGTAGTTGTCCACCCAAAGTTCTGCCTTCTTTAGCTGCAATTTTCTTAATTTCTAAATAAACATCTTTAGGAACTAGAATGCTTTTCCATTTTTCTGTATCCATATCGCATAAATCCTTCTCTTTTACGCGATTATATGCGAGATTATATAATTACGTCAATATGTTATTTCGATTCGCCCCAAGATGGGCCTATTTCTACATCAACTTTGCTAGGAACACCTAATTTGACTGCATTTTCCATAGCATGGACGATCGAATCAATCTGATCATCGTTAGAAACGGAGACAGCTACCTCATCATGTATCTGAATTAGCGGAGTTATCCCCAGCTTGTGGATATCTACCATGGCTTGCTTGGTCATATCGGCGGCTGAGGCCTGAATAAGACGGTTTAGTGCCTTATATGTGTAGGCTCGCTTCAGTCTGGTCGTTGGGCCGTGTTCATTGAGCGCATCTTTATAGGGCAAGGCCTTATTCATCGCAAAGGTATCGGGCTCCCAAAGGTCGAATCGGCACTTTCTACCCAATATAGAGCGGATAGAGCCTGAGCTTTGTCGTGAATTGAGCTTATTCATCACGCCATGCATGAGCATTTTAACAAAAGGCACGCGGTCATGGTACTGGTTAACGAGCTTTTTGGCTTCATCCACGGGTATATCGAGCTGATCTGACAGCTTATTGACCCCCATGCCGTACATCATACCTAGATTTATAGTTTTAGCTTGCTTACGAGGTATCTTTGCCATGTCAGCTACCATGGTATGGAAGTCCATATCGGGATCATTTTGGTATCCATCGACAAATTCTTGTACACCTTTCATGTCATGGCCTTGGGATTTGCCGTAAGCATGGGCATAGTGGACCAAGATTCGTGGTTCCTGTTGCGAGAAATCTATACTAGCCCACTGTTCATTCTCTTCAGGTAGAAACAGAGAGCGAATCATAGGACCTAGCTCAGGATCACGGGCGGGTATCTGCTGTAAATTTGGATTATTCATGCTGATTCGGCCTGATACGGTACCACCATCGTCAGATCGGATTTGATTTATGTGTGAATGTATGCGCCCATCGTGAGCTGTATGCTTCATAATTGTGTTAATAAAGGTGCCGTGGGTCTTGTTAAGCCCTCGTGTCCTTAGTATCATCTTAGGTAATTCGTGAGGATGATCGGATAGAAAGGATTTAGTAAATGACGGGGCGCCCTTTTCAGTCTTTGGATAGTTTATACCGACTGTATCAAATGCTTTGGCGAGCGATTGAGCCGCCCATACTTCGACATTCATGCCAGTCATATGCTTGATCTTAGCGAGCACAGCCTTTTCTTCCTTGAGCAGAAAGTCTCTGGTGCGCTCGACACGATCCTGATCAACGCGAACACCTTTCCAAGTCATATCTATGAGTACGGGCAGAACATCGAGCTCAAGGTTGACGATACTCCAAAGGTCTTCTTGGGCAATCAAAGTTTTGAAATGGTTCCACAGCTCCAATGTGAGCTCGGCATCCACTTCGGCGTAAGGCCCGACATGCATACTTGGCAGTTTCCAGAGCTCGGCCTTGGGATCAACACCGAAATCTCTAGCGGCTTCAGTCAGGTTCTTCTCACTTTTTGTTTTTGAAAGATAGTCAAAGGACAAAGCATTCAAGCTGTAGCTGAAGCGGTTCTCATCTAACAAGGAAGCTATAACCATAGTATCAATAATACGGCCGTTAACTTTAAATCCCATGCGCCTGAGCCATCCCGCATCGTATTGAGCGTTGTGCATAATCTTTTCTGCGGGTGATTCGCAGACCTTTTTCATCCAGTTATTGACTATGCGCTCATCTATATTACCACCTCCGCCGTGACGAATAGGTATATAACCTTTCCAACCGTCCACGGCTACGGCATATCCGACAACTTCGCCGTCTCCAGTAGGCCATCCAGGTCCTTTGGTCTTTAGATTTGGATCTTTTGTTTCGACATCTATAGCTATTGTCTTGGCATCGAAAATATTTGGTAGTTCGTGTGGTGGAACCCATTCTGATTTAGGCGTGAACATCGCCATCTGAAGTGTCATATTGTACCTCTATTAGTTTGTTAAGGTACCATTGAGCCTTTTTAAGATCTTGGATACCGTTTTTGTGTCTGTATCGTGTCAAGTATTTTAGTATGTTTCCTTCTAAATAATATTTAAATCCTTCTGCTGTCATAGATTCTATCATGTCTATGGTTTCTATTGAGCTGTTTGTGTAATGCTCAGGATGGTTAACCATATCTTTCATCGCGTCCTCCTCTAATAATTTCTTTTGGCTTTTTGTAAGCATCCATTTCATATATTCCATGTGTCTCATCATATCGCGTAGCTCCTATTACTGTCTTCTGATTCTACAATAAACAAATTCTCTTTGGCCCGTGTGACGGCCACATAAAACACTCTATGCAGATCATCATTGCCTCCGCTCATAGCATCGTCAGCTGACGGAGATAAATCTGTAAATACAACTACGTTTTCTGATTCGCCACCTTTGGAACCGTGGATCGTGGATATTGTAATACGAGGCTCTGCATTAAACTTCTCTCCTCTTCTAAGCATAGCCGTGATATAAACCCTTGATTCTTCTGGTAGTCTATCAA